GAGGTCGTGGGGGCGGCGCTTACAACGACATCCAAGACGGCCGGATATTCGGCGGAGATTGGCATCCTTCGACCAACGGGGGCCAAGGCGCCTTCTCCTATCTTGATCCGTCCATTCTCGGAACTCGAGGGCTACGTGCCGCTGATCCTACCGGCAACGGCAAGGTAACCATGGCCGGAGTGGGCGGCGGAGTTCGAGCCAATCGCAATCTTCCCGTCGGATCCTACGCCCCCGGATATTCACCCAACGGAGCTGTTCTCATTCGCTTGTCTCGCGCTGCCTAGAAAGGAGGAGCCGTGCTGAAGGTGTCTCATCGCGGTTCCTTTTCTCCTACCAAGGAGTTTCTGGAGAGGCTGCGTCGTCGGGAGGAGTTTCACGCTCTGCGCAAGTACGGAGCCGAAGGCGTAGCCGCGCTCAAGGCCGCCACGCCGAAGGAGTCGGGCGATACCGCCGAGGGCTGGTACTACGAAATCGTCGACCGACCGGGATATTACGCCATTCACTGGCTGAACTCCCATGTCGAAGAACCCGGAACCATTCCGGTTGCCGTGCTGATCCAGTACGGCCACGCCACCGGCAACGGCGGCTTCGTGGAGGGGGAGGACTTCATCAACCCGGCCCTCCGACCCATATTTGACCGGATGGCCGAAGACATGTGGAAGGAGGTGACCAAGTAGTGGCACGCATCGATGAACGCATCGTCTCAATGGCGTTTGACAGCGCCAAGTTCGAAGGCGCCATCAGCAAGACCATCGGTTTGCTGGGCAAGTTCGACGGGATTCTCAAGAATATCGGCGTCAGCAACGGCCTCATCGATGTGGCGAAGTTTGCTGCCGGTTTTACGCTTGGTGGCCCCCTCAACGCAGTCGGCAAGTTCAAGAGCGCGCTGAACAGCCTCACTGGCGGTCGGGTCTTTTCCGACATTGAGAAGTCGGGAGATCGCCTTACCCTCGGTGGCGCCGGACGTGCTATCGACAAGACTCAGTCCAAGCTTTCGGGTCTGGGTGCTGGAAGCACCTTCACCGACATCGAGCGGGCGGCGGATCGCACCACGCTGAACGGCCTGACTTCGGCGCTGGACAACGTCACCAACAAGTTCAGCGTCTTGCACGGCGCGGCGTCGGTGGCGCTGGGTGGTATCGCGGCCACAGCGACTATGAAGGGCGCCTCCTTCGCCAAGTCGTTCGCCTTTGGCCCGCTCACGCAGGGCCTCGAGGAGTACCAGACCAACCTGGGCTCGATTCAAACGATTCTGGCCAATACGGAGGGTCAGAACGTCTCGGGTCTGCAGGCGGTTCAGGATCATCTGGGTGAGCTGAACACATATTCGGACCAGACGATCTACAACTTCTCCGAGATGGCGAAGAACATCGGCACCTTCACGGCTGCCGGTGTGGATCTGGACAAGTCGACTCAGTCGATCAAGGGCATCGCCAACCTGGCCGCGCTGTCGGGCTCGAACTCGCAGCAGGCTTCCACCGCGATGTACCAGCTGTCTCAGGCCATCGCCGCGGGCAAGGTGGGTCTGCAGGACTGGAACTCGGTCGTCAACGCCGGTATGGGCGGCGCCGTGTTCCAGAAGTCGCTCATGCGCACGGCCGAAAACATGGGCGCGCTCAAGGACGGCGCCGTCGAGATCGACAAGGCCACAGGTAAGGCCACTGTCAACGGCCAGTCCTTCCGTGAGTCGATCATGGCTAAGCCGGGGCAAGAGTCCTGGCTGACGTCGGAAGTTCTGACGAACACCTTGCAGCAGTTCACGGGCGACATGAAGGAAGCCGACCTCATCGCCCAGGGGTTTTCAGAGGATCAGGCCAAGGCCATCGTGCAGCAGGCCAAGACGGCCAAGTCTGCAGCCACCGAAGTCAAGACCCTGTCCCAGGCCTTCGACGTGGCTCGGGAATCGATTGGGTCGGGTTGGTCTCGTACCTTCCAGCTCATATTCGGCGACTTCGAGCAGTCCAAGAAGACGTTCACCGAGTTTTCGAACTTCCTCAACGGGATCATCACTCGGGCTTCCAACGCTCGTAACCGCCTGTTGGAGCAGTTCAACGTCATGGGCGGGCGGGAAAAGGCCATCGAGGCGCTCAAGACGGCGTTTTCCGCCTTGCTGGCAGCGATTCGGCCGGTTTACAAGGCTTTCCGCTCCATATTTCCCCCGACCACAGCAACGGACCTGCTCAGTTTCGTCAAGGGCTTCCAGGATCTAGCCGAAGCGGTTCGAGGCTTCTTCCTGGAACATGGCGGACAGCTTCAGAACACCTTCGCAGGCATCTTTGCCGTTCTGCATATCGGCTGGACCATTGTCAAGCGTCTCATTGGCGTCGTGGGCGATTTGTTCGGTTCGCTGGCCGATGGATCCGGTGGGATCCTGAATTTCACCGCAGGGATCGGCATATTCCTGCAAGGGTTGGATGACGCGATCTCCAAGGGCGATGCCCTAGGCGCCTTCTTCGATACCTTCACCGGGATTCTGAAGACGCCGTTGACGCTGCTGAAGGATCTGGCTGGGCTGATCGCAGGCTTGTTCTCCGGGGACACGACGGGCAAGAGCGAAGCGTTCAACGCGGCGTTGGAGAACGTCGGAGCCAAGCTGGGACCCCTGGAGCCCATCGTTCGCGTCGTGGCCGACGCCTTCAAGAAGATGCTCGACGTGGTCCAGGATCTGGGCACGTTCCTGCAGCCCATATTCTCGGCGGCCATCGAGGAAGCTACCGAGTTCATCTCCAAGCTTTCGGATGCTTTCACCGACATCGACTTCGAAACGGTGTTTTCCGGGCTTCAGGCCGGTCTGCTGGGCGGCATTTTCCTCACCCTCAAGAAGGCTTTGGGCGGGGATTCCCTGGATTTCTCGTTTTTCGGAGGCATCAAGGAGCAGCTCACCGAAGCCATCGAGGCTCTGACCGGAGCTCTCAAGTCGATGCAGCAGGCTTTGCAGGCTGGAACCCTGCTGGCTATTGCCGCGGCGGTTCTGGTTCTGGCCGGAGGCATGTTCATCCTGTCCAAGCTCAACGGCGAGCAAATGGCTCGGTCTCTGACCGCCATTGCCGTGGGTCTGGGGGAGTTGGTGGCCGTCATGCGTCTGTTGTCCGGGTTGGGCGCAGGCGGTGCAGCAGCCATGGTTCCCATTGCTGCGGCGATGGTCCTCATGGCCGGAGCCGTCGTCATCCTGGCCGGAGCGGTGCATCTGTTCGCACGGCTCTCGTGGGAGGACATGATCAAGGGTCTGGCCGGAGTGGCCGGGTCGTTGACCGCGGTAGGCGTGGCCATGCGTCTCATCGGGCCTCGAATTCTCTACGTGGGTCCGGCGCTGATCCCGCTGGCCGCCGGTATGACGCTGCTGGCCGTGGCGTTGAAGATCATGGCTTCCTTGTCCTGGGAGGAAATGGTTCGAGGCCTGATCGGTATGGGCGGAGCCATGGCCATTCTGGCTTTGACCATGGGGTCCATCGGACCGGCAGCCGCTCTGGCGGGGCCAAGCATGATCGCATTGTCGGCAGGCATGGTTCTGCTGGCTCTGGCCTTGTCCACCTTCGGGGCCATCGCGCCGGAGCAGATCGCCATCGGATTGCTGGCCATGTCCGGGGCGCTCATCATTCTGGCTTCGACGGTCACCGCGTTCCCGCCCACGCTGGCCCTGCAGGCCGCAGGTCTGGTCATTCTGGGCGTAGCCATGACGGGTCTGGCTGCCGCACTGGCCATATTCGGCAAGCTGAGAGTCGGCACCATCATCAAGGGGCTCATCGCCATGGGCGGAGCTCTGGCGGTGCTGGCCGTGGGTCTCACCCTCATGGCGGGAACCATTCCGGGAGCGGTAGCTCTCATGGGGGCCGCCGTGGCTCTGGCCATTCTGGCTCCCACGCTGGCCGTGCTGGGCAACTTGGAGTGGGGAACCATATTCAAGGGTCTGGCTGCCATTGCCCTCACGCTGGGCACCATTGCCATCGTGGGTCTGGTCGCGGCTCCGGCACTGTTGGCCATCGGCTTTGCTCTGGCCACCATCGGTCTGGGTGTCATCTCGGTGGCTACCGGCATTTATATTCTGTCCAAGGGCATCTCGCTCCTAGCCAGCGACGGTCAGAAGGGCATCGCCGTGATGTTGACGGCGATCACAGGACTTATCGCCCTGCTGCCCACCATGGCGATCAACTTCGTCAAGGGCCTGGTCGATATCGCCAAGGGCATCGCCGAGGTGGCGCCCAAGCTTGTCGACGCTTTGGTGAAGATCCTCACCAGCGT